CCATCTACTCAATGTTTAAAAAGCTAGCTTCTCCAGAGCAGCAGGCGGTGTATGGGTTCAAGGACGCACATGAGTTTGTAGCCGAAGCGTGGAGTAACGATAGCTTCCGTAACCTACTACAAGAGCTTACCCCAGTGGAAGCGAAGGCAGAGAAGAACCTGCTGCAGCGTGTGGTAGATGCTATAAAGCGCGTGTTCGAAAACACATTCGGCTCCAAGAAGGCAGCTGAACCCATGGTGGACTATGTAGAGCGCGTAATGCGCATAGTGGAAGCTGCGGCTGCTGAGCCAGTGGAAAGCACAAAGGGGCCAAGCGCCGCTGAAGCACCCAAGGCAAAGGCCGAAGAAAAGATGGACCGTGGGTTATACAAGGCCCAGATGTCCAACACTGCTACCGGTCTCCTTGATGGGATTGACGAGGCTGTTGCAGATGCAGAACTTACCAACAAAGAGAAAATTCGTGCGACACTTGAAGCAGTTGACGCAGGTAGGGGTTCTGTACTTCTACCGTTCACACCGACTTCAGCGATACGCAAAGGCATATCCAACAAGCTTCCCGGCTTGGGCTCCATAATTAATGGTATCGACAAACTAGAGCAGAACATGCGTGGCATGCGCACATCTATGCGCACTGCACTGTCTCGGCGCGTTCGGGAGTTCGAAGACTTTGTAAATAAAAACGGTCAGGGTCGTATGGCCAGCATGATGACTATTGCCCGTGTGAACCGCGTGGACGTGACTGCATACGATAACCGTGCTGAAGCTTTGGCTAACGACCCTGTCATAAGGTTTGAAAAAGCCCGTAACAACGCCAAGGGCATGCGCAAGCGCGAGAAGGCGGTGAACACTGCATGGGACGCGTGGGAAGCACTAGGCAAGCAGCCGGGTGGGCATGACATATATAAAAAGGTCCGTCAGTTCTACAAAGATATGCACACTGCACTACGCGCTGCGCAGGACCAAGACATACGTAACCTAGGGTTAGACAAAGAGGCTACTGACAAACTCATCCGCGAAGCACGTGGCGACATGGATGAAGACATGGTTACGGATAAGGAAGACGAAAACCCCGGAGTGCCGCAGAAGCTGTTCCCTAAGGAGTATTTTCCATTCCGCCGCTTCGGTAAGTACGCACTTGTGGTAAAGAACGGCAAGCGTGGTGAGCGTGAGCGCTACCACTTTGACACCAAGAGGGAGCGTAACATATTCCAGTTACAGGTGGCTAAGAAGCTAGGACTGCAGCGTGGCACCACCGAATACAACAATGCGTTTGAGCAGCTAAACTCGCTAGAGAACCTACGTGATGACGTTGCGGACAACGAAAGCTTGATGCTGAAACGCATGTTCCAAGTCATAGATAATGCAAAAAGCGAAGCTACAGATGAGATGGGTGGTGGCAGGGCCGCTAAGGAAAGTCTGAAGAACAAGCTATACCAGACATACCTGTTGACACTGCCAGAGCGCAGCCTCCAGAAGCAGCTCATCCATGCTAAGCTAGTACCCGGACAGTCTGCGGATGTCCTGAACGTGTTTCGTACCGCTGTAGCGCAGTACTCGGCTCAGCTACCTAAAGTGGTGTATAGCGGGCAAATACAGAAGCAGATTGAAGCTGCGTACGATAGCATCAGCAAAGACATGGACCCTGCAGAACGTGCTAAGGTTACGACCCTAGTAGACGCCTTTGTGGCCCGTGTTCGCGCTACTAACGATACCGAGTCGTATGGCCCAAAAGAGCAGTTCATAAGCAGCTTTACGTTCTTGTCGCTTATGACGTCCATCGCGTCTGCTGCGGTGCAGCCACTTACACTGCCGTTTCAGGTTATGCCGCGCATGTTTGCCCGCTACGGGTTCAAGAATACTTTTGCTGCGGTCGGCAAGTACACTCCTGTATTCAGCTTGGTGGAAGCAGCGGTAGACGTAGACCCGGTTACTGGTGCGCGGACACTGGTGGCACCGACCATAGGCAACACGACGTTCATTAAGAGCAACCCGCTACGTGCACGGTTGTGGAACGAGCTAAACCTAAAGCGGGATTTGTTTTCACAGAAGCAGACCGACATGCTCCTGCGCGATAGGCCGACTAAGAAAACATCACGGGACACAATAGGGCAGAAGCTAAGCGGTGCCTACGAAACAACCGTAGATAAGTCCGGTGCGATATTTAGTTCAGCTGACCAACTTACACGCGAAGTCTCTGGCATGGCGTATGCCGAGCTTGAGTATAACCGCCTGAAAAAAGCAGGTAAGTCACATGAAGACGCCATCGCAGGTGCCGTCGAAATGGCGGTCAATAACACTAACGAGACTATTGGTAACTACACAGAGCTAGAAAAACTCGGCGTGTTCCGTGGTGACCCACTGCGGCGTATGATTGGTTTCCTACGTACCTACTCAGTGCAGCGCACTGCGTACTACTTCCGCATGCTGAAAGCGCTAACCAAGGGTGACTCTTCACAGAGCAGGCTCCAAGCGTTCAACGAGTTATCTATGGTGGTCGCATTCACATCGGCAGCGGCGGGTCTATCTGCTAACTTCGGTTATACGTTCATAACCTCTGCTCTCAATGTAATACTACCACTCATGTTGGGTGACGACGAGATGGAAGAGTGGCGCAAGAAAGACCCACTTGGCGCAGACAATGCAGATTACCGGTTCCGGTTTGGATGGTTACCACAAAACTTCGGTTCGGACTCTACAGCTACTAGGGTTATGCAGAAAGGTCTACTGTCGGAACTAACTGGCTGGGACTGGAGTACGCGCTTAAGCCAGAGTAGCTTGTGGTTACGTGAAGGTCGTGATGGGGAAACGCTACGCGAAGACATAGTAAACTTCGCTACTGCCAACCTTGCACCGCAGGTATCGCAGAGTGCGAGTATGATTGACGGTATCGACGACCTTGCACGGGGTGAGTATTCCAAAGCGCTTACTAAGCTTGTGCCAGCAGCGGTGCGCGGTGCGGTTACCGCAGAGCGGCAAGCACGTGAAGGTGACACCACGAAGACCAATAAGACTGTGCGTGGTGCAGAAGAGTTTACTACCGCCGAGTTAGTGGGTCAGGTGCTTGGCTTTACCCCAGACGAACTATCACGTTTACGGGAAATAAACCGGACTACTAACAAGTGGAAGAGTAGCATGAAGGAAGAGCGTGGTGAGTTGTTCCAAGAGTTCCGCTACGCATACGAGGACGGCGATAAAGAAGCACTGGAAGTAGTGTTCGAGAAGATGCGCAATTTCAACGCCAAGGTTCCGTTGAGCAGTGATGGCCAGCCTCTGGGCAAGTACTTAATCGAAGGTAAGGACCTAGAACGGTCATTGCAGAGTGCAGAAAACCTAGAAGAAAAATCGTATCGTGGTGTTGAGTATAACGACGGTGAGGAAGAATACTTCTTCCCCTACGAGAGTAGGAAACCAGTTGTAGAATAAAAAACCCCGCCGGGGAGGAGACCGGCGGGGTAGTATCAACCAAGGGAAGGAGCACTTCCGGTGTCTAGCATAATCACATTCGCCAGATGCGTAAACCCCTAATACCAGATTTAGGGTCTATTACGCTCCGATACACTACCTTTAGCTTCAGCCTGCGTAGCACGGGGCGTATCTCCTTCTTTGCAGCTTTAGGGTCTAGGCACGGGAAAAAGAGTGACGCGCCCTTGGTAAAGGCGCGCCAGTTTATATCGTAGCTGACCCCAGCTACTTTCACTCTTCGTCGGTATCCGACTTCGCAGCTGCAGCTGCGTTGTTAAACAGGTCCGAAATTCCACCAAAGTCTGGATGGTCACCGTCAAAAATCAGTGCCTGTACGGGCTGCGTGTTGACCTTCATACCCTTCGACATGCGTTTGTTCTCGGAGCCGAGGTGCAGCCCCTTGGCTTTCATGGCGTTAAGCACTGAGCGGTAGGCAATGTTACGTGCCCCACAATACTCACGGAATGAGCTAGCAGTTATATATACCTTGGCTGTGTCAGGCTCGTAGCGGACCATAAGTTCTTGCTTTGGCTCCAGTACCGGCACTTCAATCATCTTGCTGCGGCGGTCTACCCCATCGTTAATTACAAGAATGTTAGCTATACGAGCGTTCATAAACTCACCCAGCAGCTGCTGGTCACCTTCGGGTGGTGGAGTCATCGTGTTACGTAGGTTGAGTATCATCTTGCACGTCCACTTGAAGATAGCAGCGATATCCCAGTTACATAGACCCAGATGCAGGGCGATGTAGATACCTGTTATATTAGCCGCTGCAGTGGCCGACCAGAACCGCTCACGCTGTGTTAGCTTAAGCTTGGAGTCGATGCGCTGTTGGACCGTAGCGTAGAGCGCCTTCACCTCGTCATAGTGCGTAATCAGATACCGAGCGTAGATGTCACCTGCATGTCCGTAGTTCTCAAGCAACTGATGGTCGAACATCTGCTTGCCATACTCAATGTCAATCGCGTCAGAGTAGTCGATGCTGTACTCGATAATACGCATGGTCTCACCGTCAGGCGAACCCTTATTGATTTCCAGCTTCTCGTAGAACGAGTGGTTAGACGAGCACAGTGCGATGGTCTGCCACGACGTCAGGTTTGCCCGAAGCTCGTTGGAGGATGCCTTCATCCGGTCCTTGCCCGTACCCTGTGTAATCAAGTAGGCGAGTTCACTTAGCTGCTTGGGCTCTGTGTTCGACATTTCGTCGAAGCTGATATGTAGGTTACAGAAGACACCAATCTTAAACACCTTCGAGTTGAACGTGTCGTCCTTCTTGGCACAGAGCGCTACGGGGTCGCCGTGCACACTATTGGCCATCAGCAAGGCTGTAGTCTTACCTGTGCCTGACTTGGGGTGCACCACGTTGATAATTGCCCCACGCTGACCGGAGAAGCGCAGGAGAGGCGCACCGAAGGCGGTGGCTGCTGCAAACGCATGCCCCTCAAGGCCCGGACGTCCGTAGAGGTCGAACACTTCACGCCACTTCTCCAATGTGCCCTTAGCTGTCATGTGTTCAGCTAGTGCCTTGGTTACTGACGATGGTGGACTATGGTACGTCCCTTCCGCGCTTATCTCGCGGTCGCCTATAATAAACTTACTGTCGTTATCTACCCATCCAAATTGATTGCGCATTTGCTCTACCTTTGCGTTGTGAAAATATTGAGATACTGATTTAATTATGTAATCGACTAGATATGCGTAGTCGGTCTTCGAACTGAGCATCACATGCTTGGCGGCGAGAAGCTTCTTCAGCTCGTTACCGTCCATCACCTTTGAGTTGTGCACTGTGAACTCTTTGACGCCATCCTGCGGCGTGTGCAGACGGATAAGGGCTACGCCTCCTTCAACAGGGTCATCCATCCGCTTAGCCACGTATATGTCGTACGGGTACACCAGCACGACGTCTTCTACGCCTTCTTCCTCGTCTTTAGGCGTAACCTTACGCCATACACCACCGTGCTTACCCCGTACGTAGGGGAAGGGGAACTCGGGTATATGGTACTTCACTGCCCCAAGCTGGGTCTCCTCTATGACTACGTTGTCCTCTGGAGTTGCCTCCTTCAGTTCTTTACCTAGCGTAATAGGGGAACGTATCTTGCCAGCATGCGGGCATCCTGCACATCCGCCGGGATTGTGCTTCTCGAACTCCGCACAGGTGTGCGGCCCGACTATGTGCGTTACCTTCTGCTCAACCTTGTCGGCGTCGTAGTCGGGGTGGTCAGCAGATAGCTTGTGTATTGCCTTATCACGGTCCTTGCAGAACTTGGCGATTGACAACGCAGCGAACCAACGTGGCTCGGATATTTCTTTGCGGTCTACGTAACTGGCGTTAAGCTGCCTGCACCCGTTCTCACCGCGCTTCATAATCTTGGTGAAGCTCGACTCCATATTGGCACGGATAATCTTAGCCAGTGGGCTAGGTGCAAACACCGGCAGGTCACCTAGTGGTGACGCCTTCGCCTCCTTTACGCCCAGCAGGTCACGTATCTTCTGTATGGGTGTAGGCTTGCCTACGTTCATAACCTCGACGCGAAGCGGGTCTGTGCCCTTGAAGTTAAACGTGTTGGGAATACGCAGGATGCGCGCTGCCTCGAAGCAGCTGTTATCGACACGTAGCCCCTTGGTGGTGCAGACTTCCTTCAGCCTGTTGCACACTGGCTCCCATTCTTCACGCGTAACTTCTTCGGTCAACGTCCAGTATACGTGCAGACCACGCCCCGAATTAACTAGGGTGGGTTTGGGCATACCAACTGTTTTGCAGAAGTTGCGAAGGGCATCTACGCCCTCCGTCTGTGTATCATAGTCCTTCTCCGGTCCACAGTCTATGTCGAGCCAGAGCGACTTCAGTGCCTTTACGTTTTGCTTGGTGCGCGACTTGCCGTCTGTATACTTAGCTACACCAAAAAATACATTCTTCCCTTGGTTGAGGAACGTCTTGGCCCATGCGTCGGCCTCTTCACGGGTCTCTACTAACTCCTGTTGTTTGCTGTCGGGGCTAAGCCCGACGATAGCGTACCAACCCTCTTCGGGCTGTACTGCTGATAAAAGGTCAAAATCCTCCGCCACGCAGACACCACTCCATAGGGCAAATCACAAGCCCACTCCTAAAAGAAAAAATGTTCTACCCCCTAGGAGGTAGAACTCTCCAGACTCGCCATATATGAAGCTATGAGCGCCGTGGCAGTGCCCTGCGGAACCGAAGTCCCGCAGAACCAGTTATACACTGTCTGCCGCGTTACGCCTGTGCACTTAGCGACTACGGATACCGGAATGTCCTGCGCAATACAGAGCCTACCTAGACGAACACCCAGCTTGTGTTTGCTCGCCTTGGAGTTTGCTTCCTGTATACGTAGGCTGTAGCCGCCACTCATTAGTCGTCTTCTTCTTCGTCTTCCCAGTCACTAACTACAGCGGCAAGAGTGCCGGTAGGTGCAGGGGCAGCAGCTTTCTTAGAGGCGCGCTTTACGGGTTCGGGCAATGCTTCTTCCTCATCGTCCTCACCATCATCGTCGTCCATGAAAGATGGCTTCTTAGGGCTGCTCTTGACTTCGAGCTTCGGAGTTTCTTCGACTGGAGCAGCGGTCTTCGTCACGTCAAAGCTGACCAGACGCATAGTGGCAGGGTTCTCTTGTGCCTCGGTGACGCGCTCCAGCTCCTCTAGGTCGATAAACCGGTCAGCAGTGAAGTTAAGCTCCATAGTCTCTGCATCAAGGTTATACGCGACAGTGGTTACCACGCGGTCAGGCGCGGCATTGTTCGACACCAGATGGCGGCAGTACTGCTCGAACGGGAGGGTGTTGCCTGTGTTCTTACCGAATAGCGACTTAGCTGGGATATTGAACTGGTACACTTCACCAGACTCATCACCGTCCAGAAGCAACGCGACCTTGCGGCTGAAGCGACATGCCTTACCCTTACCGTTCTTACCGGAGCCTTCTATGTTCTTAGGGCAGCTGGCACAGTTGGAAGCCTGACGGTCAGAAGCAGATGCTTCTGGTTTATCACCTAGGTTAGAGAAGCAGTCAGGTGCACTGCCCTTAGCGTCAGGGTCGTAGTCCTTGGCATAGAAGCTGCGGCTCGGCTTATCCAGCATAGCGATGATGATGGCGTTAAACTCACCACGGATGGCCTTGCCAACCTGCTCACCATTTACGATACGCTTGAACGTGCCGTTGGTGTTAGTGGCGATACGGTTATAACCGCCCATACTCGCAGCAATCTGCGTACCCATCTTGGAGGGTGGCAGTGCTCCGGCAGTCATGGCGTTCGGGTTCTTAAAGATAGTCAAATTGGTCATTGTTTCTCTCACTTAGTTGTGGGTTTGCGAACCGTAAGCACATACTTGGTATCTGCATTGAGGCCGATAGGCAGGCTATCGGGGTTCTCCTCTAGGTAAGTACGCATGTTGCCGTTGTGGATGCGCTGTTCGAGAAGGTGCAGGACGTCATGCTCCTTCATAAACTTGTACATGGACCCCCAGTCACTCGTCCAGTAACGGGTCGCAGCGCGCCTTGTTATCGTGCCTTCCTTAGTACGAAGGCTATCGACATTCTGCGTGTTACAGACCTCAAGTAGCTTATTGCTAATCAGGTCCATCTGCCCCTTAAGCTCTGCAATCTCGGCTTTGTGGGCGTCTTCTTTGTCCTGCACGGCGTCCCGTATTTTACGGTAGACGCGGACAAGCTGGTCTACGGGTAAGTCTTCCATATTTGCTCCTTCTTGGTTGTGGTGCCTTGGTTGTGGTGCCTTGGTTGTGGTGCCTTGGTTATTGTTGGCTACCAGTTATCTTTGACAATGTCAAATACTATATTTCCATAACTTCCCTATACAAGTCAATAAGTTTTTTGTGGTTAGAGATGTTATTCTTAAGCATGGAGTAGAGCCGCTCTTCCACCGGACTGCCCTTGATGTGCACGATGGTCATGGCGTTCTTCTGGCCGGGACGGTCGATACGTGCGTTAGCTTGCAGGTAAGTTTCCACGCTGGTTACTGGCGCATACCAGATGATAGTATCCGCCTCTGTGAGTGTAAGACCGTGCGATGCAGCCTGTGGCTGGATGATAAGCACGTGTGGGTCTTTATGGGTCTGGAACCGCTCAATGATTTCACTACGCTTGTTTAGCGATACCTTGCCGTTGATGACGGCGCAGGGGATGCCTTCCTTCTCAAGCTTAGCCCGTAGTATCTCAATCGTGTGCGTGAACGGCACGAAGACCAGCACCTTATGGCTGGCTTCTTCAATCACCTCTAGCACCACGTTGATGCGGTTGGACACGTCGAACTCCAGCACCTCGCCAGCGTCCGTATAGACCGCGCCTCCGCTTATCTGCAGTAGCTTGTTTATCTGCGTAGCCGCGTTGACTGCGCTGACTTCCTCGCCGCCTGTCTCAATCAGCATCTGCTCTTTGAGTAGCTTGTAGTACTTGTTCTGCTGCGTCGTTAGCGGAGCCTCCCGTGACACGTGCGTCACTTCGGGCAAGTCAAGACAGTCTTTCTTTTCAAACCGGATAGCTGGCTGAAGTATGTTATGTACATACTCGGATGCGTTAGGCTTCGGTGCCCACTTGAAGTGCGTAACCTTGTGCATGATTGATGCGCGAAACTCTGTGTAGTATTTGGGGCAACCTTGTGGATTGACTAACTTGGCCAAGCCGTAGGCGTCTATCGGAGACTGGGCAGCGGGTGTACCTGTCATCATCCAGAGCCGTGGGTCTGTGGCCTGTATAATCTTATCGAATATCTTCCAGCGGTTGGTCTGCACGTTCTTATATGCGTTCGCCTCGTCCACTACGATAAGGTCAAAGCCACCTGCGATTATCTCGTCCTTCACGATAGCAAGACCATCGAAGTTGATGATGACGAACTCGGCACCAGCGGCGATAATCTTCTTACGCTGCGGTGCAGCACCATGCGCAACACTGCACGAGCGGTGCATAGCAAAGGTGAAGAGGTCACGTTGCCAAGCCGACTTCATAATCGACAACGGGCATAGCACCAGTACGCGCTTAACAAGACCCTTCTTCATCAGGTAGTCAGCCGTCCAGATGACACTAGCCGTCTTGCCCGTACCCTGCTCGTTGAAGCAGAAGGCTCGTTTGCGGATTGACAGGAATGAAGCTGTCTCTTTCTGGTGGTCGAACGGTGTGTACTTACCTGTCCACTTATAGTCGCGTAACATGGGAGACGGCACGCCGTCGAACCCAAGCTCAGCTAGCTGCGTAGCTTCAGTGTGTCCCCAACGTACGGCTACCGCCCCATCCTCAACAATGGCGCTCTTTGTAATGTATTGGGGTATAGTATGTGCGTTCGGCGCTGTAACTAGCAGCGCCTTGTTGTCGATTATCTGCACGATTGCTCCTTCGTGGTTACTTCTTACGTTCCCGTTTGCTGCGCTCCGACACGAGGTTACCCTTCTTATCACGGAGAAACGACCGGTTGGTGGTCTTGCTTTCTACACGCAGCCCCGTCTTGTTGGTGCCGCCTTTATCAAATGCTTTTACGTGGGCGACGTCTTTCCCATCACCCTTGCTGACTTTGCCAGCCTTAGTCATCTTGGCACGGGCGGCGTTGCGCGCAGCGCGGTTCTTCTTCTGCACCGCTGTGCCTTGGTACTTATCGTACTCCGCCCTGTAATCCCGTGCCATCAATACCTCCTAGGCTTCCAGTGTTCGCAGCCTTTAACTGGGCACCAGCCGCATAGTGGGCTGGTCTTTGCATTCCATACACCATTTCGCATGCTGTCCTCAAGCTGTTCTAGCTGATTATCAAACACGGATAGGTACGTAGCCAAGTGCTCACGCTTGTGGGTCTTCTTAGGAAACTCGTTGGACACTACAAACGCCAGCCCTGACTTAACCTTCTGTATCTCTGGGTAGTGTACGAACACTGCGCCAGCCATCAGGTCTAGCTGCTTCATGTCCGCATACTTAGCGTTCTTGCCTGTCTTGTAGTCCACCATGTGGGCAGTTGTGTCGTTCGTTATTAGCAAATCGACGATGCCGCGCCACCATACGTCCTTATCAAAGAAGCCGCATGGCTCGTAGCCAGTATCCGTTTTCTTTACGCCTAGCTTCAACTCGGTGTGCTTCTCACCCGGAAACTGGGCCAGCACTTCCACGACGGGACGCATAATGCTGAACTTCTCTGGTATAGGAGTGCCGTTCTTGATGTACAACTCGGCTGCTTCGTGTGCGTCGGTCCCATAGATAGCTGCTTCGCCGGGGTCGTCCTTTACGTCCTTAACCACCTTGAGGTGAAAGTACTTCTTCGGACATTGGTCGAAGGTCTTAATGCTACTATAGGACCACGCTGTCACTTCTATACTCCTGTTAGTTCGCGCACCGCACGGCGCACGTCTCTGACTCTGTTCAGTTGCGCCCTGTGGTCACTAGCGGACATAGACATAACAACAAGCCGCTCTTTATCGCCTTTGCGCAGCTTGACCTTTATATGCTTGGTGTGGGGGATGAAGTCAAACTCCACCCCCGTACCTACTATGTCCCGTTCAATAGCCGCAGCTATATCGCGGAAGCGCCTCTCTGTCACGCACGAGCTCCTAGTGCCTTAACCAAGGCCCGAACCGCGAGACTGCTGTCCCTACTGCCGTTGATAAAGGCGTCTGCTGCCATTTGGATACCATCTTCTTCTGCTTCTGCAGCTAGCAATGCCCGTGCTTCCAACAACAATGGGTCTACGTCAAGGTCTGGGTAGCGAAGTAGTGCAGCCTGTTTCCACTGTTCTAGCGCCTTAACCTCTTCCTCCAACGTCTTGATGAGTTGAGCAAACAAATCACCCTGCGGTGCTGCTTTCGGTGCCGGGTCTTTAGCGGCTTTCTGATACTTTATGGAGTACGCACGGTGTGTCGTAATCCGACCAGATGGTCCTTCCTCGGCCTTTTTACCTGTCACAAACACTATTCCTTTAGCGACCATAGAGCTTATGGCATGCGACACGTTATCTATATCCAAGTGAGGTAGATGGGCACAGAGTTCTTTCGTCGTGCTATTGGGGTGCAGCCCTAGCACATTAAACACTTCCTCTTTCCGGCTGTTAGTACGTACTGTAGACATAATATTCATGGTATTCACTCCTTCTTCGGTTGTTAATTTACTAAATAATTTTTTGACCCACTTACTCATATCCCCAGTGCTTTCTTAATTGAGTTGAGTGGGCCAGATGGGGTCGGGGATTGACTTGCTAAGCCGACATCTAACTTCGTAGTCGGTGACTGGGTGCCGACGCCAACTAACTTATTCAGTTGGCCGTATTGGTTCAATAGATTATTAGCCTGAGCGTACGAGCTTTGCTGCATTGTCCGCGTCATATTACGTTCGTACTCACGCTCTTCCTCATCCTTGCGGCGGCGGTCTTCGCCGTTAAGCAACTCGTCCATCACTCGCTCGTGAATTTCACCCAGCCGGATGTCGCGCAGCTTTGCGTTGAGTGCAGCTATGTCAGCCTCGTTCCCGAAAGCCTGTATATCGGATACATGCTCATCCCAACGGTCATTAAATGGCTTTTTCCCAACCCTAAACTCTTCAGGGTGGCTCTCCATCCGTGCGAGTAGCAGGGTTACTACTTCGTGTGGCTCATCCGCCATAACTTGCTCCTATCTTGCTTTCACAGTTTAATGGTAACGTCGGTGCCCACTTAGGCCGCATGCGCATGCAGGCTTCTACAAACGCACGGGCTTTGTCGGCTTCTTCTATTGGGGCAATAACACCCACGGCGTCGTGCACAGTCATCACTACGCGGTACTTACGTGCGACCATGAGCATCTGCTCACCTATGATGATACGGGCGAGTGCCTGACACACGTTCTCTATGAGCTTACCGCCGTATATATACGTAGGTAGCGTAGTCCGACCCTTCTTGACATCGTAGACGAACTGGTCCCGGCCTGACTTCTTGTCCCGCTCCTTGCGTAGGTTATCGTACCGCAGGTACATACCATTAGGTAGCTTGACACCAAACATATCTACCAGCAGTGCTTCATGCTTGCCGAGCGGCGCAGTCTGTGCACCCATAAGGGCGTCGAGAGCCTTGTCCCCCTGTTCCCACAGAAGCGGTATGTGGTCGAACTGTTCACGGTATTTATACACAATGCTAGCACACTCTTGCGATAGCAGAGATACACCGAAGGTCTCTAGCTGGGCTTGGAACTTGGTCCCACCCATACCGTAGCCGCAGCCCAAAATGGTAGTCTTACCCACGAACCGCTGGTCGTCTGTAACGTCCTCCCTATCCACACCGTAGATAGACGACGCCATAATCTTATAGACGTCCTCACCCTTATCAAAGGCGTCCACCAAGTCGTTCTGTCCAGCTAGCCACGCAAGGGTGCGCGCTTCAATCTGGCTGCTATCGCAGTCGATAAAGATATAACCTTCTGGTGCCATCATGGACTTCTTGAGCGGTGACTTGCGCGGTAGGTTCTGGAGGTTGACCTTGTCGTCACCACCCCACCTGCCTGTGTGGGCTGCGTAGTAACGTAGTGGAACTGGTAATGGCCCCCGGTCAGCAATATTAATAAACCGCTCGGTCCGCGTCTCCTCAAGCGTAGACTTCACACCCAGTCGCGCAGCTACTACCGCTTGCACTCGCGGGTCGGGGTGGTCCAGCAGTGCCTTGAATGCCTCGTCACTCTTGGCAAAGGCAAACGCTACCTTGCCTGTCTTCGGACTCGTCTTCAGAGGTGCTACCACACCCATACCCCCTAGCAGCAAAGCTAGCTTTGGGTTAGACATTAGTGCGTCCTTGTCTGCCACCACAGCATCCAACAGCTTAGCTTTTTTGGCTTGCACGTTATCCAAGTGCTTTGTGAGTACTGCCTTATCCAACACCAGCACCGGCTCGGTGAACATTCTGATAGTAAGGTCAATCAACCGTAGCTCGGACACGGGCATGAGCGGTGCCAAGACCTCGAACAACTTCTGCGTCAGCTCTACGTCGTTAATGCAGTACTCACCGTATCGCTCTAGGTCTTCGTCAGTGAAGTCCAGTCTCCGCTTACCCAGCGCGTTGATTACCTCTGTGCCCTTCTCGCCCAGACCATAACGCTCGACAGCTTTAGCTAGACTGTTACCTGCATGTGGCCCGTCGATAGCACGAAGCATAGACAGGGTATCTGCGATGCGCTTGGGTCGAATGTCATAACGCCAGTTAAGGATGGCCATGTCGAACATGGCGTTGTGGGCTACAGCTACGCTGTTATCCCAGTCCCACTGCTGTAGCCACCGCTTGGTCTGCGCATGAGTACCGCTGAACCATACAGTCTCTTCTTCGTTGCGCTTGATGGCAACACCGATAACCTCGAACTGCGGGGCACGGATATACTCCTCCGTAGTCATCTTAGACAGGCTAAACTTCTGGCTATAGAACGTCTCGAAGTCGATGTTCAGGATGTCCATCACCGCACCCTTGTTATGTAGAGGACGCCGCCCTTGCAGCGTGTCATGAAGTACTTTTTGCTACGCGCATTACGGTTATGCGCAGCGCGGCGGATACGCCTCTGCTCTTCCTTGGTTGGTGCATCGAATGTGCGGGTGTCACCAACCTCCATCGCGTTGAGGCCGTACTTGGACTTCCGCACTTCAGAACCTAATGTCATTTTGTTTTGCTTCCTCTAACCTGTCTTTTAGCTCGTTTACCTGCTTAACCAAAGCAGCCTCGCTTACCCTGAGACGCCTGATTTCGTCGATGGCCCGGTATCCCAGCCGTTTCCAGTATGGTGTACTACCGCGAAGCTCGTCGATAACTTCTTCAATCCTGCGTTCGATGTCGTCAGTCATTACCCTTCTCCCTTATCTCCAGCCCACGGGCTTCCAGTGCGGCGCGGGCTTCGTTGGTAGTTTCGTGATGCTCGGCCAGCGTGTATGTGCAAACGCCCCTAAATGACTTCCAGTTTGTTTCTGCGCCGTCACGCTGAGCGATTGATGATGCGCTGCGAAGCGCGTCGTTATGGTCAACCAGCGCTCTTACCAGCTTCTTTGCATCGGGGGCATGGTTCCGCTGTAAGCTGCAATAAAAATTGCCGTGCTGGTCGCCTATTTTGCCGTTGGGGACATCGCACGAACCTGCTGCCAGCACATAATTTTCGGCTTTTATTCGAGCAATCTCATGTATTGCCTCACGAGTTGCTGCCATGCGGTGACGGGCAAAGGCGAGAACCACGCTGGTATTGTCGCAGCCGCCGTCTAATATGGCCTGCCATGACCAGCGGCGGTCATTTATCAGTTTCATATACTCGAACGCGGCCTGTCTGTCAGCGTCCGTCACCTTAGGGGCAACGTCAATCAAATCCGCATCCTGTGCAATCAGGTTGTCCATTGCTTCTGTCTTATCAGTCATCATTTGCTTTCTCCCTTATCTCCAGCCCACGGGCTTCCAGTGCGGCGCGCCTGTATATGCGATGTGAAGTGTAACGCGGCGAAGGCGCTTGCTTGCCCACAGCCGTTGCTGGTCGCCAAGACCCGTCGTCATTTTGGATTTCATCGGAAGCCAAGATGACCTCGCCTTCTTGCAACATCCGGTAGTTACTGTTCCAACTCATTGGGTAATACCTTTCTCCTTGGTGTGTTCTCGGCCATCCATGCTGTTATGAACAAACACTGGCGCGTGCATCGAGGCATCAAAAATCACGACTGGACGACACCAGCACTCAGATGTCTGCTCGTGTTCGCGTAGGTCGTTGATAGGAAGACAATGTAAATCTTTCATCTCAAAACAGCCAAGCGCCAAGCGCAAATGCCATCAAAATTAGAATAACTGCCGCGCATCCTGATAATTGAGCAATAACTTTGAGACTTTCTCCTATGTCATGGCGCATATCAAATCCTTCCTTTTCCATTACAATCTGGGCAAATAATATCTTCGCCGCTGTTAGGGCCGTATGTTTGGCCATTGCCGCAGCATCTTGCGCACTCGCCGCGCTCATAGCAACGGTCTGCCTCAGCCAGTATGCGTTCGATGTCTAAAACCTGCTTTCGCTCTTCAGCCATCGTTCTTCTCCCTTATCTCCAGCCCACGGGCTTCCAGTGCGGCGCGGATTTTGTTGCAGTAATCTTCGGGGCTGTCCCACTCCGGCCCCGTGTCAACCTCATGCAACACCTCCACCAGCGGGTCAGGCTTGGGCGCGG